TTAGTCATCTACTTCATAGCTAGTGGGTACAATTATTTGGTTTTCAAAGTCTACGTAAATTTTACCTTCAAGAGCTAACTCTTTTAGTTGACTAACGTCTTTTAAATCGATTACTGCTAATAGATCCTCGTCTCTAAAGTCAAGTTCGTGTTTTTCTTTCCAGTAAGCTTCATAACCAAAATCTTTAAAAAGTTCAGCTAATTTACTTGCTTTTTTCAATCACTTTTCCGCCTTTGATTTTGCTATAATTATTTCAGCGACTATTGCCTCCTCTTGAAAGGAGGTGAGTTCATTGAAGGAATTTCTAACTTTATTTGTAGCTCCCATTCTTGTGGAAATAGTGAAATCACTATTCGATCACTGGTTGGATGATCGGCATTACAACAAAAAGCATTAATAGTCGCCTTACTCCACCCTCAACGCTTAGAAGGTTGCACTAAGCGATAAAAAAGCATTACCTTTTGTGACGATCAGGTAATGCTTTTTGAGTGCATTGAATTTTAGAATTCCTAACTTGTTGCAAGTTAAGTATAACATTTTGTAAGTAAAATTGTAATAAGAAAACATAGTTAAAATAATAGAAAATTTGTTGTATGCAAAAAAGCCACTCCAGAGAATTAATTTCTCCAGAGTGGCTTTTTTCTTTATTTAAATGTTCCCCACGGGATATTTCTTTGACGACAAACTAAGTAGCCATATTGGTCATCTTCACGTGGTTGTCTAATCCAAACATAACCATCATGTCTACTATAGGCATCATATTTTATTACCGAGCCAGCTGGTAACGTAGTAATAATATTGCTGGTAAGTTTAGCACCTTTTCTCAAATTAATCGGGCGATCAGTAATAAAAGTACCATCTTCTTTAACCCATTTATCTCCAAAAGTATCAATCCAACTAGTAGATTCTACCGGTACTTTAACCGGCTGGGACACAGAACTATTAGTTTCCAGCTCTAACAAATTAATATTTCCATCAACATCCATACCACGCCAGTTATCCGTAAATTGCCAGATGGCTACGCCTTCCATAGATGGAAAATAATTAAAATCAGCAGTATTTGTAGCTCCTTTATAAGGATAAGCGGCAACCCATAAACAATTAGGGTACTTTTCTAAAATTCTAGCCGCATTAATTTTATTTTTCATAAGTGCAGCACCAGAATATAACAGTGGCTTATACCCTGCACTCACGATTGTATCTAAAAACTTTAAAATTGCGGTTGTATTATCTTCACTATTACCTCCAGTTTCATTTCCACTACCTTGTTCATAGTCACAAGCTAGATAACTGCCCGGCTCAATGCCAACTAATTTAGCTGAACTAACTGCATAGTTTCCTTCTTGAACAGCCACATTGCTATTACCACTAAATCTTGCATAGTGATAAGCCATTGGCACCACATTATTTTGTTTAGCACTATCTACTTGTGCCTTAGCTTTAGGATTGCGATAGTCTAGTCCCTCAGATACTTTTACAAGAACGAAATCGGCACCTGCATTTGTGTATTCAGTCGTATTTGCATTATTAAAGCTAGATACATCAACGCCATAAGCTCTATTTTCAATTGTTCGTGTCATTTATTAGGCCCCTTTCTTTGAATCAGTTGATAACTTTTCATACTCATGTTGAACAATGTTTCTTACCGTTGCTCTATCAAGTGGAAGATTTGGATAGAGTTTTTGTAATTGGTAGAAAACCTCATCTGTTGCATCATACAGCTTCTTTGATCCATCTTTATCATCAATGGATGCTTGATAAAGAGTAGCTTTTTCAGATAATTCTCCAGCCACTTCTAAAGCCGTTGCAAGCTTAGGATGAGTAAGCTTTAATTTTTCTAACTTTTGTTTATTTAAGCTATATACTGTTGCCATTCCTGCGACTAACAAAACAACAATCGCCCAAATCAAATTAATATCAAATTTCATTTTCTATTTCTCTCCTTCAATAAATTGTTTATTTCTTTATCCTTTTCAGCATTCAACTTAGTAAGACGCTTATTTTCTTTCACTATCCTGTCATTATCATCTGCTAAGCTATCATGCTTAGTCTTCTTAGAATTTAAGTTCCAAGTTAGTACTCCAAGAATTATAGGTGTCAACACTTGTGCTAGATTAATCAGGTCTTGAATTAAGTCATGCAAGTGTCTTCACCTCTTATCGCGTATCTCTAGTTCTTGCCGTGTATAAAATTTCTGCCAACAAAAAACAGGACAAGATAAAACCTAAAAACATAGGTGCTTGTCCTGCAAAAATAGCGTGAATTAATTGAATGCACGCAACCAGCCCTGTAAAGCCTGCTGAGATGCTTAACAAAACTCCTGCTACTGTATTGCTCTTTTCATTTGTAACTGCGTAGTATATTAATCCAAATCCAGTAACCACAGCCACAGCGTCTAAACCGTCATCATTCATAAGTCCAGCAAACTGCGGTGGCCAAAAGAAGTAGGTATGATCTGTCCACAGTAGTATTCCCATAGCTGATAAGGTTAGCCCAATTAAAAATAGTTGGAAATTATTACTTATATTACTTCCTATTTTGTGAGTGCGTTTCATTATCCCTCACTCGCCTTTTCATCAGCGCTTGCCATTACTTCATCTTGAGCTGACCATACTTTTGCTTGGAAATCTTGAAGATCTTTTCTAACTGTGGCTTTATTTGCATCATATAAATCACGATCAGTGATAATCATATTGATGTTATCACTACCGCCAGAAGCATTCGCTTCATAAATATTTGCATTAAAAGTAGCTACTTGCTTATCTTCTACCATTGAACGACCTGAAATTGCGATTGATTTACTTGTTTTTAACATTTTTATTTTCCTTTTCTGCCTTTAATTGGTTATTTTCTTGAGTTAATTCATCAATTTTTACTTGTAGAATTGCATTGTTATACTCACTAACTGCTAATTTGTTAATTAATTTTTGTGATACTGCATTTGCATTACTATTCATTTACTTTTTTCTCCAATCTATTTACTTTATCTTTTAGTTCTTTAAGTACTGGTAATAACGCTGGTGCTATTCTTTCATATTGAATACCTTCTATTTCATGGGTTTGTGGATTACGACTTACCAAGAGATCTAGACCAGCATCTGCTAGATCTTCAGCAATCATGCCAAAATACTTTTCTGGTTTGATATGACGCTTTCCAGCTTCATATCTTTCTTTTTGACCTTTGTCCGTCCAGGTTGCAGTTGGTAAATCTAGAAGTTTCTCACCGTATTCAGTGGAATGGCTACGTTTGATATCAGTTTTGTATTTAGATGCAGATGTTGAACGAACAATGGCACCATCCGATGCAATAAACACGTTTGGTGCTGAACCAGTGGTAGTTTTATATGCGTCTGGGAAGTGGACATAAGAAGCAGCCAGCACAATACGACTTCCTTTTTTTCCGCTACCATTAGTATCTCTTCCATCGTCTGTACCAATAACAATCGTTGGTTGTTGCGGATAGGAATCGCCATATGGTAGTCCTCCAGAAATGTTAGTATGTCTTCCACTTATAATATCAGTATCTCCCTTTGCAGATACTCCTAAAAATGCACCATTAAATTCTTTGTCAACCCAACCACGGAAAAGATTACCATTATAATTTTTAGTTTTCATTATGACACCATTTGGTGATTCAAGTTGCATTCCAAAGAGTCCATTGTTTAGAGGGTCACCTGAACGACTGATCATTCCGTATTTTGGACTCAAATCCAAATCTAAATTAGGTGTCGTACCATCATCTAGAATCATTTTTCCATTTTGAAAATAAACTCCGGCTCCTCCCCAACCTGTAACACTCATGGTACCGAAATTAAGATCAATGTTCAGCAATCCATTCGTGGAAGCAATGCGTCCTTTTTGGAATAGAATCTCACCACTATTAAGATTAATCTTCAAATTGGCTCCATTAATTGTCCCAGTAGTGATGTTGTTTGCATTTAAGTTAATTACATTAATCCTACCGGCATCTAAGGTACCGGCGTTAATCTTATCAGCCGAAATATTGGTTATTGCTGCATCCGGGATGAAGGCTTTGCCAGAAAATACAGTTGAGCTAGCATCCATATAAATTTTTTCATTCTGGATTAGAGTTGTGCCTGATGCTACATTGATTTGGGCAAGGATCTTGTTTTTAGAAACTTTATCATTTGGTGATGGAGACCAAGTCGTAGCTGCAGTCCCCTTCTCAAATTTAATCCTGTTCCATTGAAGCCATCCGCCTTTTGCATTATCTACACGGAGTTGTACATTATAGTAATTATTTCTCCACGTATAAACCATATCTTCAGTTAACTGAAAACTAAATTTAAATTCACCATGTTTTACATCGCTAGATGCAAATAATTGTTGAGCTGATGGTCCAAATTGACTGCCATTCCATACAGTTTTATTACCAAATCCCTGAATATAAATATGCATATCGTTACCTGAAAGATTCTGATATTGGTACTCAATATATCCAGTTACCCAGTCACCAACATGTAATCCTTCAAAATAAACTTGAGTAATTATTTTAGTTTGATTAGATGCCCCATTAAAATCATTCCAACCTGAATCATTCCATATGTCACTTGTATTACGTGCTAAATTTATTCCTCCACCAGAAGTAGCATTTTGTAATCTAATGTTGAAACTATTAGCATTCTGAGTAATTTGACTTTGTAGATTAGTGGTCTTATCTGTTATTTCACTTCTTATTGTCCCAGCAGTCTGGCTAATTTGTGACTGCAGGTTCGTATAGTTGTTTGATACGGTGGACTGCAATCCTTTTACAGTCTGATTTAGTGTGCTGTATTCTGAATAGCTTGCACTTCGCTCCCAGTTTGACCACTGATTATCAGTATATGTTCTTACATATCTATCAGTAGGATAGTTATCTCTTTGCCAAGTTTGAACGATTCTCCCATCCCAGGCTGTTTTCACTTCTAAATAAAACCATGTGGATTCAGGAGCATTAGTTCCTGCTCCTTTTACAAACCAAGTTCCAGTGGACTTATATGTATTCAAATCAATGCCATGGTCAACAATTTGTACATTTGTTGCAATCTCTAAATTATTTACTTTTCCAACAACAGTACTTATAGTTCCAGCGGTCTGGCTAATTTGTGACTGCAGGTTCGTGTAGTCATTCGGAGAAGCAGACCATGGAGTTGCTACTTTTCCTTTTTCAATTTTAAAGTTTCTCCATTGGAACCATCCACCTTGGGCATTATCTATTCTAATTTGTACTGTAAAATAATAATTTTTTAGAGCTTCATTAGTAACTTGAAAAGTTTTATTAAATGATCCCCATTTTACATTAGATGAGGCTTGTAGACTTTGCCAAGATAAGTTAAATGGCTCATAAGACCAACCAGTTTTGTCTCCACAACCTTGTACAAGAATTGCTAAATTAGAGCCACTTAAGTTTTGATACTGATAGTCAAGATGCAGTGTTACCCAATCACCTGCTGTTAATCCATCTAGATAGAACTTTCCAATCGCTTTAGTTTGGTTAGATGTTCCATTAAAGTTATTCCATCCAGAGTCTCCCCATATATTACTAGTTCCACTCACCAAATTAATTCCGCTACCACTAAACATAGGAACAGTAGCTTGCTGAACCTTTTGAATAAAACCATCTGCATTTTGTAAAAATCCACTGTTAGTAAGGATATTACTTAAACCATGCCAAGAATTGTCGTTTTTAATCGCATTAACAGCATCATTCTTTGCAGAATTTGCACGATTGTCGGTTTCTATTTTTGTGTAATATGAACTAAATTTTTGGTTATTTGCAGTAATTTGAGCTGATAATTGTGAAAGTTCATGTTTTGTATCTTCAAATGACTCTACATGCCCAGTTGGCGCTACATCCGATTGCACCAGAGTATACCCAGCGAAGTAGGCTGAGTTATCTACTCTTCCACTAGGTTCCACCCTAAAGTTTTGATATATTTCACCATCCCCAATGATCCTTAGTGTACGCCATAACCATTTTCGGGGAGAGTTGTCAAAAAAGGAATAATCACTGGTATTAAAATATCCCCAAAGCTTTGAACTATTTGTATCATCATTTTTGTTACTGTATATATTAAACGCTTTAAACGGTGACCCACTAGTTCTATCAGTACAGTAGTAAAATCCAAACCAATATGTTTTATCTTTTTCCAATAATATTTTTTGCTTAGAGTAGGCTGACTGCCAATCTCCCCATGAATGCATGTAAGCTGTTATTTCAGGATGATTTTGTATAGGTGGAATAAAGTCAACTTTACTAAATTCATCTATTTTTCCACCCGTATTTATTAAATAATCCTTGAGATTACCTGTCCCGTTTAATAGGTTATCAGCACCAATTCTTAGATTATTCAATTTATCCGTTACGCTATTGATATTAAGCTGTAGCCCATTAGCTGTAGCTTGCACATCAGTAGTTTTAGCGTATCCACGTAAATCACTAGCCACCAACTTAGCGTTTAATGCCTGATTAGTTTGATTAACAAAGCTGGCATATGTAGAATTATCAACTTTACCAGATAAACTAGTTTCCAGTTTCTTCGCATCTACTTTGATCTGGGCAATATCACCTTGGGCATTTCCTAACGTTGATTGAAGGCCTTGAACAGTCACTTTAGTCTGGTTTACATCCCCATTGAGATTAGCTAAATCAACCGACACTCCATGAATATCAGTAGTAATTTTAGAAATGTCTTTTCCTTGTTGGGCAGACTGAGTTTGCAATCCAGTAACAATATTTTTCTGGTCATTAATTTTAGTCAGAGCATCGGATACTTTATTAGTTACATCAGTAATTTTAGGAATGGCAACTGTATTGATGGTTGTACTTAGACCATCAATTGTTCCTTTTTGATCTCTAATGCTTGCATTAAGTTCATCAATATCAGTATCAAATGCCTTTTTCTGATCTCTGATACTTGCGTTTAGTTCGGCAATATCTCCATCAGCTTTAGCAAGATTATCAGCAATTTGTTTTTTAGCATCGTTTAAGCCACTTTGAGCTTCTTGAACTTGTTTCTTAATCTCGTCAGAAGTTAAATCTCTTCTAATCCATTTTCCAGTTCCATCTTCTTGCTCAGTGAACACCCACAACTCTGTTGAATTACCATTTTGTTTAAACCAAACATCATTAGGCTTAGCATTCGTAGGTGGCTCAGTTACACTGGGTGGAAAAATTACTGTTCCATCTGGTGCTTTTCGACCTTGGAGTTCTCTAATGGTTTGAGAGAATGTTCCCTCCCAAGCTATTCCAGAGTCTGTAGAAGAAGTTTGATCTGCCTTAGAGGTTGCTGACAAACCTCCATTAAAATCAAGAGTGTAGCTATTGTTAGGAACAATAAACTTATTACCTTGCTTGTCTTGTAGTTTTAGCCAATCTCCCGCTTCAATTGCAGGATTTCCAAACCAGTTCAAACTAAATGGATAAAAAGTAACATCTTTAAGTTGTTCCCAAATATTAGTCAGCCTATCAGGCGTCATAATATTGTTTTCAAGCTTTATTTGAGGTCCATTCGTATCTCCAACTTGATAAGTCTTAGTTTCATCAGTATCTTCGCCATCTCTAGTTTTAGTAGTAATTGTAGTTTGGCACTGAATACCGCTAATTTTATATGGAGCTTCATTTTTAGTTAAACCAGCTTGTTCATACTGACTGGGATCCAGCTCATAGTTAGGTTCTGCAATAGTTCTAATTGTAAATAAGCCATGACGATCAAAGGTAGCATACCCAGCATACAATTGTGCAATCCAACCCAAAGCTTTTCTATAAGTCTGACCAGTGATGGCACTAGGTAAGTCAGCTTGATGTGGAAGTCTAGACAAGTCATCCACATTAGCCTTGACTCCTGATTGTGCACAGATTTCAGCAATTATATCTAAAACTCTTGCTGGATAAGCCAGTTTAGATTTATAGGTTCCCTCTAAACCGCAAAATCTATCGCTTGCACTAATAGAAGTAAGATTGTTATTACGGTCCATTTTTATTTCACTAGAGATAATAAAAACGCCTAATGGTTCATAAATATAACCTTTAGACGTCTTAATTCCAATACTTGGCAAAACTTCCATGCCAAGTTTCAAATTCTCTATTAAATGTGAAAATTCAAGTTGAACACTATTTGAGTATGTTGATCCAATAGCGAACGTGTCACCAGTATAAGCTCCTGAATCATATTTCAAACTATTGATATCAGTGGCATTATAAGTTTTCCCATTAACTGCCACTTTAATATCTAGCGTTCGTTGTGATGCTCGCCAAGCATCCCTAACCTCTTTTGTTTGTGTTAGCAATATTTCTCACCTCCTACTGTTCTATCAAATCAAAGGATAAGCCTTTCCAAACAGGGACCGAATCTATAAATGAATAAACAGGTGTTGTTCGATCTCCTACATAGAATGTTCCTGACCGCATATTTCCATCTTGTGGATCTAAGTAATCTACTCTAAAAAACTCACTTTTAACTGCTCCTAAAATCTTTGCACATTCCGGAACCGTTAGTGCACCAAATGCCAACGTAATTTTTCTTTTAGTAGCTACTCGATCTCGATGTAGTAACCCTTGTGCATCACGCGTTGCCTTTGCGTCAATATCTTGAATTGTTACTTGCATAGTTTGCGGGGCAGGATTAACCACTGTCCCAGAAATTTTTAAAGAATACAATCACTCATTTCCTCCTTCTAAAGATTTAACATGTTTCTACCATTCTTTTGATTGATAGTATTAATACCCTTAATAGCATGCTCTCCAAAAGATTCATCGCCAATTTTGACAGATAAGTGTAAATCAATAGGTTTTCCTTTATTACTATTAAAGTTTTGCATTTGAATTGCTTGAACTATAGCATTTACTAATTCTGTACTCATCTCCTTGAGTCCTCCACGCTGAACTGACGTAGAGTCATTAGATTGAGTATCAGAATAAATTGAACTATCAATAGCAGTTCGTCTGCTTAAGGAAGATGGTATTTGCAAACCGGCGCCAAAATTCTGATTCATAAATGCAATAGCTTCATTAATTCTTCTCATGCCTAATTCACGGTTAGTTAACGGAATTACCATTTCTGGCTTGTCGCCTTCACCGATTTCATAGAAACCGTGTTTAGCAATTAATCCACCATCTTCATAACCGTGACCATGACCAATTACAGCAAGCATATCCGATCCATACCGATGCTTTGCATAATTAATCGCAGCAAGCATGTTGTCGTAGCCATTAAAGATATTACCGTGACCAGGAAACTTATAAGCATTGAAAGTTGCTGAAATAGTTTGGAGCAACCCTTTAGCTAAGTCACCTGTAAGAGTATTGATATCAGTATATCCGCCTTGAACGGCATGTTCATTACCACCAGATTCAGTTTGAATTTGACGAACCCATGCATTTACATATGCTGGTGTTGCAGGTAGACCATTCTTTCGCAGTGCTTTCTTAACAGCACTCCTCCAACCTTCCGCACCTGGTCCTGTTTGATGAGTTGAACCACCAAATTGATTGATAACTTTCTTAGCCCAATTCATCATGCCTTTCTTTTCTTGGTTAACAGCACCTTTAGCAAATTTAAGTGAGGCATCCCCTAAGCTCCAATCGTAGGTGACGAATTTATCAACAATATAGTTAACTAGTCTTTCTGGATGAGCGATATCATCAGTAACTTTTTCAAGTTCTTCCATCACACCATCTACAAAACTACCAACTCCATCAAAAATATTGCCAAAATTCAAATTGCCTAAGGCTGAACTAATTCCACTAAAAATACCACTAAAATCGAAATTAAAGTTACCAATACCGCCGGCATATTTAGGAACCATACCGGCTAATTCATTAGCTGTATTTGTAGCAGTCTTAACTTTGGTACCGGCTGGCAAGTACGTTAAGAAGTTACGCTTAGCAGGGAATAGTCCTTGTTCACCATTTGGCAATTCATAACTTTCTCTGTAGATGTCACCTTCCTGGTCATTAACCAGTGCTAAACCACCTGGGTGATTATCTGTACCTGTTGCATAGGAATTCCAATTGAAGAAGCCCCAACCAATGGAACCACCACCAAGCTTACCGAGTACCCAGTTGATACCATCTCTAATTTTATTAGTGGCATTTTGAACTGGCTTAACAATCGCATTTACAACTTTTCGAACAGCACTACTGATATTGTATATGCCGTCCTTAATACCATTTCCAATTGTGCTACCAAGAGTACCAGCCCAGGATCCCAAGGTTCTTGAAGTATTGTGTCTGAAACTAGATACCCAACTTCCTAATCGTTCACCGGCATTCCTAGCTGAGTTGTAAGCATTACCAATTCCATTATCGACATGACCACCTAAGCCACCAGCCCAACTAGAAATACTGCTATTCGCATTTCCAAAGAAGCTGCGCGTCCAACTAGACAGTTTACTACCCGCATTAATAGCTCCTGAGCGTGATGATTCAGAACCATTATTAATGTGATCGCCTAGTCTTTCAGCCCAAGATCTTACTAGTCCACTTGCTGACTCTCTAAAGCCTGTAGTCCAGTTCTTAATTTTAGTTCCAGCATTCTTAGCCATAGCTTGGCCATTTTCAACACTGTCATTTACGTCAGAGCCAATTTTTGAAGACCAATCATGAACTTTCTTTTTAGCATCACTAATAAAATCAGTTGACCATTCTTTGACCTTAGTACCAGCTTGTTTAGCTGATTTCTTACCTTTTTCTATATCTTTGTTGATGTTAGAACCAACATTTTGCGCCCAACTCTTAATATCTTTCTTAGCATTAGAAATAAAATTAGTTGACCACTTATGAATATTAGAGCTAGCAGTTTGAACTTCTTTCTTGCCCTTAGTGATGTTAGTATTGATATCTTTACCAACAGACTTAGCCCAAGAAGTAAAGTTGTCTAAAATCTCGTGTGATTTAAAGCCAATTGCTTCAACCCAATCTTTAGGCTTTTTACCTTTGCCGTACTTAGACCAACCATCACCAAATTTAGAGGCACCAACACCGCCCCATTTACCAATTAATGAGCCAATCTGTTGACCTATCATTGCACCAGGCACGCCACCAAACCAGAGTCCGATAGCTCCACCGACTGCTCCACCAATTCCAGAACCGAAATCTGCAAATTTTTCTTCTTTGTTATTAGCTTTGATTCCTTTATAGATGTCAATTCCAGAAGTTACGGCAATCATGCCTACTGATAATCCCGTACCCAGCTTTTGCCCTAGTTTCATTGGTTCACCAGATTTAACTGAAGAGCGAACCGATTTAAGGAAATCAGTTTTGGCAAGATTACTATCCTGCCAGCCTTTATTTACTTCACCCCACAAATCTTTTATGTGGTTAAAACCATCTTTGATATTTTCAAAGCTTAATTTTGCAAGTTCCTTAATGTTGGTTATCGGATGCTTTGCGAATTCAATTGCTACTCCTAATAAATCATCAGCATACTTTGCAGCAGCTTTCAATTTATCAAATTTGAGCATTGCAAGGATCTTCAGAGTATCAGTAAAGCTTTGAATCCCAGCAATAGTAGCTTTAGCAACTTTAATACCTAAAAGCGTAAGCAGTGTTGCTGTCATGATCTTAACGGCTGTTTGATGGTGATCTATCCAATCAGATAATCCTTCAAGTGCTTTAGTTAAAAGCTTTAAAGCCTCTACTATTGCAAAGCCTGCTATTTTAGCTAATGGTTTAATAAAACTATCGAAGAACCATTCTAGAACGGGTTCTGCTGCTTTGATTACACTATGTACAACTTTAAGTGCGGCAGCTAAGGCATTTAAGAACTCAGGGATTACCTGAGTAATCGTAAAGTCTGCGAGTGGAAGCAAGACATTCTTATATGCCCACGATAATCCATCCCAAACATCTTTGGTCACTGGTCGAATAGCTTTTAGCAAATTATCAATTGACTGAAGCAATGGAGTGAAATCAAGCTTTTTAGCCCAGTTTGCAGTATAAGTTGCCATATCACCCAGTGATCCAAGCATGTCATCTACCATACCGAGCAAAGTTTTAAAGATAGAAGTTCCAACATTTCCATGCTGCCAAGCTTTATCAAATTGACTAGCCAAATTACCAATAGTGTTTCCTACACCAGTTACAATTTGAATAATGTGACTCCAAATTGAAACACCTAAGTTAGAGTGTTTCCATGCTTCATCAATTGATGTAACTATATGTTTATAAGTATCAAGTATATTATTCAGTGCATTTAGCCATGCTTGCCATAATCCAGTTCCGGCATTACCATGTTGCCACGCTTCATCAAAAGACTTAGCAATATCGCCAACAAGCTCAACTACCTTAGTAGCTAAATCAAGCAAGTTAGCAAAAATTCTCTTACCAAGATTGCCTGTATTCCATGCGTCCCGGAATGATTCAGCTATGTGATGGATTGCAACTAAAACATTATTAAGCGAGTCAAAAATAGCTTGAATGAATTTAGTCCCTCGACCACTTTCTTCCCAAGCTTCAGCAAACGCCCTTGAAATATCGCCAATAATATTCAGCATATCAGCTAGCAACTGAAGTAAGTTTTCTATCACTTTTTGTCCAGTGCCGTTGTCCCAGACATGTAAGAATGAATTACCTACATCACCTAACAAGCGTTTAATTTCTTGCCATGAGTATTTAGCAGCATCCACAACAGCTTGACCCTTTTCATCCCAAGCTTTCTTCATTGGATCAAAGATTTCACCTAGAACTTTTTTGACCTTGTTAGCTGCATCAATAGCATTCTGTGAGGCTTCTAATGGAACATTCCAGTCAAGTCCTTGGTTACCGTCTCCTGTACCACTATCATCTAATCCAGCATCATCAAAAATAGGACTATCTTGCTTTTGTTGTGGAGTAAACTTCTCTAATGGTTGTGCCTCAAATGAACCATTATCTTGATTATTTTTATTGTTATCAAGAACATTAAGCTCATCGAAACCCATCAAGGAAGCTTGTAAGTCTTCATTAGCTTTCTTAGTATCTTCGAACGCTTTTTTAGCTTGTTCATTCGATGCCTTTATTCGCTCATTTTCGGCAGCAACTGCCGCCGCACCTTGACGATTAGCTTGAGCAATTTGCTGATTAGCACGTTGAACTGCTTTAGCTTGTTCTTGCTGTTGTTTTTTAACAGCCTCATTAGCTTTACTTGCAGCCTTTGAAGTATCATTCATTGCCTGTACTTGATCGTACAAACCATGAGCACCGCTTCTAGCACTCGACAAACTCATTCCTGTTAACGCAGAAGTAAATTGAGCAATCCATGCAGTTGCTTTTTGCAATGAATTCATAAGAGCATTTATAGCAGGTAAAACATAACTATAAATCGGATAAAACGCCGTTAATAGATTTACCTTGATTGCATTAAAACTACTTGCAAATTGTCGGTTAGTCATTAATGCTGCACCCATACCTTGGGCAAGCATCATAATTGCTTGGTAGAGCAGAGTAAACACAATTAATTGACTGGCTAACATTCGAATTGCCATTCGAACGCCCTTTAGTCGTTCACTAAGCATTGATGCACCGGTACCAGCTCGGCGCATAGAAGAATTACTGTTACTTCCAAGACGTTTTAGGGATGAATTAACATTAGAAACAGTATTTCTTAAGCGATTAAATTTTGAATTAAGTCCTGATACACTTTTACTTTCTTCAGCTAATTCAGTATTAATGCGTGAAGAACTGTTTCTTAACTCATCTCCACGTGCACTGACGTATGTATATGCCTTTGCTAACTCATTACTTCTGGCAACTAATCTTCTGTACTCAACTTCAGCATTCTTAAGCTCTTTATTAGTACCAGAAGATCGGCCAAGAGTCGCATCATTATCCCTCATTTCAGCAATAGAACGTCTAATTCGTTCGATCTTGCCTTCCGTTTGATCCATTTCACGCTCAATGCGTCTTAATGAGTTAGGAACAGTATCAAGCTCCTGCGACATTTCCTGTGCAAGAGCCTTAGCTTGAGTCTGATACCGTTCCATCTTAATTTGAGCATCAGCAATTTGATCATCTAATCTCATTGCTTTAACTTTACTACCCTGCTTGCTCATATCAAGATTGTCTCGATTAGCTGTTAAAGTAGCAATTCTTCGTTGCATAGAACGTGCTTGTTCCATCTTTTCGTTTATGTGAGTTACTAAGCTATCAACTTCTTTTTTAGCCCTAGATGCTTCAGCTTGTATTTCATCATCAATACCTAAATCAACAGGACGCTTTGGCATATAACTCTGAATTCGTTTTTCTTGATAGTTATCAAAGCTTGAGTAGTCACTCTGTGAAGGGGATTTCAATGGTTCTTTTACTTGCGTTTGTGATTTGGGTCTAGAAATATCTTTTACTACATCATGAGCTGCACTAGTTTGTTGTGCAATTCGCTGTTGCATATTAGAAGCTTCTTGCAAGCGAGCTGTTAAACTATCTAGGCTTTTTTCTGACTGATTAACCGCTTCTTTAGAGCTTTCAGCTTGTTCTTTATTTCCTTGAACAATCTTATCTGTTACCTCATTTTGAGTATTAAGAGTCTGTTCAAGTAATTTTTGTTTAGCTTCTTCCGCTTCACTACGTTGATGAATCTCTTCTTTAACATTTTCATTAGCTCTTGAAGTACTCTCATTCATTGATTGCTGAAATTTATCTAAATTATTTTGCATCTTATATTGCATATCACCTGTTTTTTGCACAATAAGATTAGTTAATTCATCAATCTTTTGAATGACATCCCCATAATTTGCTCTAAATCTTAACTCAAGTTCTTCTAGATCCATTAATTTCCACCTCCTTTATCTTTATTAAATTGTTTGATTTTCTGGGCTTGCTGCATAAAAATAACCTGATCTTTTTTCCAATCGGGTTCTTCCTCAGATATTTTATTTGTTTGATCCAAATTATCTTTCACAAATGGATAAGCTTCTTCAACTTTGGGCATTTTTGCTGGATCGTTAAAAGCAAAGGCCATCATTTCACTTAAGCGATGATCCATATAAGCTTTAGCTCGTAAATCTTCCAATCGACGTTTTTCATTTGCTGAAATTTGGGTCATAATTTCACCAAAATCCATATCCCAAAAATGATCAGCATCTATGCCTGATTCGACTGCAATTGGATACAGATGTCTAAATAGATCAGATACTGTTTCGAAATGATCTTCGTCTATATCAATTCGCTTTCTGCTTCCACTGGATCTAGAGTTACTTCTTCCGATTCCGTATTGGTCTTTGTAGCCTTCTTCTTTTTCTTGCCGAAAAAACCAGATTCATCAAACAGTTCCATCAATTCATTAAATAAATCCATGGTAGTGTGACCATCATCTAAGTATTGTTCAAACGCTTCAATAACGCGTTTATCTGTAACACCGTGGTTTTGATTTGCACCTTGTAGAACAATCAGAATTTCGTTAACTGGCGGCAATTTATTGCCACCTTGCGAATCCATGAAGAGGGAGAGCATTGATTTACCTAAGCGTCGTTCAATCTTAAAAATCTCACGTCCACCAAGCTTTAAATCAAGTTCAAGATCACCCAATTGTACTGTCTTAGTTGCTTTCTTAATTGTTGTTGCCATAATTCAATTTCTCCTTTTTAATATTTCTATAAAAAATAGACGTGGGAATCGAACCCACGCCTATCATTGATGTTATTTACCAGCTGGTTGAGTTGATCCAGCAGCAGTAAAGTGAGGACCATCAGATACAGTAATAGTAATTGTGTAACCTAATGCCCCGTTAACGGCTACGGCACCAAACTTAATATTGTAGGATCCACGCATTGTTGCAGTCATGCCATCTGGATAAGTAACTTTCCAGTTGTATTGCTTACGGTTACCAGCTTCTTTTAGTGCTTTAGCAAAGCTAGCGCCCTTATATACAGCTTGGAATTGTACGTTAGACGCATTTTGGATACCTTCTACTTGCTTACGTCTATCATCTGCTAAGGTAGTAACATCAATCTTTTCAGTATCTCCACCTAATTCAGGAATAGTTTTAATATCTGCAATTTCTTCCCAGGTAGACCCATCTTCTGATCTTTCTAACTTAGTTCCTGTTCCTACAAGTCCTTCGGAACTATCAACTGCAAATCGTTGAATATCTAATTTCAATAAGTTGCTATATAATTTTACGTTTTTCATTTTTTATCCTTTCTGATATACACGTTTACTTGTGTTATCTACAATTCCTGTAAATACAAGTACTACTCGTGCTACTCCATTCAAATCTTGATCGCCAATACTATTAGAAAAGCCCATTGCTGAAAAGCTAGCAATGAGCCTTTCTTTTATATTAGTTAATGATCCATGGTCATTATATAAATCAATTGTTATCTTCCATTCAGTGTCTGTCTCTTCTTGTTGTGCATTCCGTATATAAGAAGATTGACTAGTTGAATAAATAGCAGCTGGGAACGTTGTAAATTTATCTGGATAAGATGGTGAAACTAGTTTTAATTCTGGCATAGATTTTAAAGTCTTAAATACTAGTGCTTTAACATTATAGATTTCCATTTAACCACCCAATTTATCATGAAGTTCTTGATCTACTGATCTTTTTATAATCTCTGGCGCTTCCTTAGCTATCCTATTAGCAGCAGGGGTCATAAATTGCCTTGCTGGCTGTCCAGTAGTTCTATAAAAATATTTTCCATTGATCTTAATCTTAGGGATACCGTATATTTTTGTAAGATCAAGATCAACTGAATCAACTGGGAAGAACCAGGGAGTCTGCCTATAAATAATGGCAACATTTTTAGGAAGTTGCTTATGTGACCGTTCACCAACTAACCCAGTCCCAAATTCACGAAATACAGCCACCATAGAAGAGTTCCACCAACGACCAATAACTTCATCTTCATCAACCTTCACTTCATGTTTAAAGCTTCGAGCAAGTTCGCCGGTGGAGTATTTAATACTGGATTGCAACTCATCAACTGCATAGGCTTCCGCCTGCTCAATTGCATTTTCTTGAGCATTAGCTGTTGCTTTTGCCATTATATCCGGTAGCTTTTTTAACTTCGCTTTTAATTCATTGACTCCTTTAAGTTCAACTTCAATCATTTTGTTCATCCCTCTTTATACGTTCTAAAGTAACGTTTTTATGAGTAGAAAACTCCTGAATAGCTGTAATCTTGTAATCAGGATCGCTAGAACTAGGAACATTTAGGCAAATACCAAAACCTTCGCCATGCCCCTCCGCAAGTAAATCACCTTGATACTTACATGTTTTGACGTATTTAATGTCTTTACCATAAAGTTGAGCATTTACAGTACCACCAGCTGATTGAACATTCATTCTAATTGGTTGTGGATCACCCCAGCCAGAAATACTATAACCTTCATCATCTTGAGTATTCATTGGTTCTTTAAGATAAGCTGTTGTGAGATCACTGTCTTTTAATCTCATAGCTTTCTCACCTTAGCAATTCGATAACGATTTAATCCTTGTCGAATATCTTTTGGAATGCCAGTTTCAAGATAATTAGTTATGCCACCTTCGGATCGTTGTGTTTCGCCTTCAATGCCTAACCGGTTGTAATTAATAACTGCTAGCTTTTTAACGTAAATATCCATGCTACCGACTAATTTCTTTTGACCAGTGTAATCTAGTACCTGTGCTATTGATTCTTTAACTAGTTCAGTTAGTAAGACATTATTGATATTTTCTAATCGAGTACTTAAAGCCGAAACTATTTCCGTCAGTTGATCCACATTAAGCACCTCCCTTGCTTAAAGTACCTTAGCTTGGAATACATCATCTGCACTAGCAAATGATGGAAGCATTGTAGCTGCTGCTAAAATCCATGTTCCAATTGGATCTTCACTAGTTTCATAAATCTTGGCCATAATATTACCGACATTAGATACTTGAGCATTGCTTGAAATTAGTCGATTTTCTTCTGGAGTTGGACCATAGATCTTTTGTCCAGGTACTTCATCATTGAAAAGAACGATGCGATCTTCTGGGAAGTAAGAGCTAGTTGTTAAATTACCTTTTGAATCTTCATCTCGATACTTACCGTCATAAGCACGAATAATTGGTAACCCTTGAGCTGTCATCCATTGATCTAAATCAGCTTGGCCAACAACACGCCCGGTATCTTTACCAAAGATAGCTTCTTTAATTTCAGTACTACGCATTAAAGTACGTAAAACCTTCTTAGAAGTTAAAGCTCTAGTTGGTGTAACATCTAGTGAATCTGACCAGTCTTGCAAGTTATCAATAATAGAAGCATCACTCTTATCCCATGTCTTGGTACCTGATAATGTTTCTTGATGTTTCTTTGGCACGCCATAATCAACAGAAATTCCATTTTTCTTATCAGTAATTTTACCAGTAGCGAACATTTCCATAGTCATTTTTTCGCCACGTGCCTTAACTGCTTGAACCATGGCATCAATATCATCGAATACGTATTGTTTCAAGTAATTTTCTTCTGCTGAATTACGAGGTGATTGCAATTTGATTAGCATTTCTTCAGTAAGTTGCATTTTGCGCTTTACATATGCCAATTCAGCAGTCATCTTGCTTGCTTCACGACTACCAATTTCAGCTTCAGCATCAAAAGCAGAAACACTTGCAATCGTTGGTACACGACTACCGGCTTTTAAAATATCAACTTCAAGTGTTGGTACTTTGACTGCTGGGAATAAAGTATCACCTAACATTTCTGGATATTGACGATTGCGAGTATAGTCAAGCACAGTATTTTGACTGAACATATCAAGAATAGGTGTTGCAAATCGTTGTAAATCTAATTGTAATTTTTGATTTTTCATTAATTATATTCTCCCTTCTATTGGTTCTTTTGCGTATCAGTAGACGCCGCTCCCGTTGTATCCAAATCTTTAAAGTGAATTGCTGACATTGCCTTAATAGCCTCTGCTGTTGGAGTTGGATTCAATCTTTGACTTAACACCCAACCATCACGCATAACAGCAACCATTTGATTAGATCCATCTTCTGACACGTACACATCATTTACAGTGATTCCGACAGCTTTTGCATCATTAGTTGGATATACCGTTCCCGCTGGTACATATTTACGTCCTAAGTCATCTGTTTGGACGTTGTAATTATCTTTATTAATCGTTTCTGGGAAAGCAGTAAACTTTTCAGAAGCAAGAAAGTTTAATTGCTTTCCATTTTGAAATTGTGTATACATTCTTATTTCCTTTCTAAATTCCAAAAATCACTTTTAGACTTTTGAGAATTATTAGCTTTTTCAGCATAGATTTCTCCAGGAGATTTATGATCATGATTTCCATCTAAGCTCTTGGGAGGTCTTGCACTTTGAGCTAATCTAGTTTCAACGGCATCATGAACTGCGCTGCGAAATACTTCACTAACCTTTTGATAAGTATCTGTCATCTTATCTTTATCAGCTAAAACGTCATCAAACACATCTACTAATTCAGCTGGCAAACCATCTTCAATCAATTTAGAAGCTAATTCATTCCTATTTTCACGCTTAGTAATATCAGCTTCTCTATCAACTAAAGCTTGTTCACGTTGCTTTAGCTCATAGTTTTGCCGTTCTTCAGGAGACATATTTTTAAGATCTTTAGCTTTTTGAGCTTTATCACTCTGTTCTTTCTCCCACTTAGAACGGGCGGTATCTAACGCTTTAGCTAATTTTTTATCAAAGAAAGAATCCATTTCAGATTGAGTATCAAATGTTTTAAACGGTTTTGTATCACCTGAAACATCTTCATTTACTTCAGTTTCACTAGGATTAATATTACTTCCCTCACCTCCTTCACTTTGACCATCATCAGCAAATCTCTGTAAATTTAGTTTTAATACGATATTTTTCATAAAAATTCCTTTCTACCCATGCACACTTGAAATATGGCTGCATAAGAAAAGACACCCCATATTTCTACACGGTGCCTTCCTGGTATGCAGTAACAAGTCCACATACGTATTCAATTTTTTTAGTAGTTTTATGACATGCTTAGGTCAATCCAAAATAAAAGACACTCAGTTAATGAGTGTCTTTAGATCTATATATAACTTTTTCTATATCATCAATTGAAATAGGCTTCATAGCCATCGTCTTTTCTTCTTGTTCTGGTGTTTCAACACCGTAGTCAGGCAAAAAATGAGTCTCATCCATTTGATCCATTAAGCCTACCACTTCTCCTGTTTTCAAAAGAACAGTGTCATATTCTTGTGGAATAAGTTTACTCATTTTTCTTCACCTCTTTAATATAGCTAACAGCATTATTTTTAGGGCCTAAATAGATTACAGGTACAGTTCGACAAAAGGGATGCAGAGGTGGCATATTCTTTCCAAAAACCGCATCCCTAACTTTAAATATTTTACCATTGATTGAACGACATATTTTACTAGTTCGACTATCAATCACTGCAAGCAATTGATATCGTTCAACTCCACGTTTATGCCAATTATCCAGCTTTATTTTGGAATAAAAGAAGTTAGCCTCAGTTCTAATCAAACGACTAGCATTAAATTTACTAGTATTAAACTCATGGGCAATCTGTTTAATCATGTCTCTTTCGGACATATTACTCAATTCTTTAGTCGTAAACAATTCTTGCAAGCGTTCAGCAAGCTTATCAGTATTATCCCAGATACGCGATGAAAAATTTTTACCTTCCCACCGAGCATTTAATGCTGCTTCAACGTAACGATTAGGTATCTCAGTAATTTTATCTTTAGGAAGATCCTGCTCCATTTTTACGCTAGCAATCTTCTTGCCAGTTTCTGGATTTTTTATGATGACTTCATTGCCTTTTGATTCTACAGATGGCTTTATTTTAGTATCAGGCAGCTTATAATCCTTTGCCTTATCATATACTGCTCCCTGTTTTTCAACCTCATCCCAGGTTCGTTTCATTACATTAGTATGCAATTTAATGTTCTGATCTAATTCAACATCTCCAGATGACTTAGCAGCAATATAAGCTTTAACTCGTAGCTCCTCTAATCTGGTAATTCTACTCTTAGCCGCTAATCTACTTAGGTAATCATCGATAGCTTTTTTACTCTCTTTATCAGTAATATTGCTAGCCAATGCTTTTAGTGTAACTAATTCAGAGGGAGAAATATGTGAGGACATAATATCTGACACCTCTTGTTCTGAAATATCAGCATAAAAATAGCGACGATAGATCTTTTGAACCTCGTCGCTTAGATATGATTGAGCTTTTTGATAAGCACTATTTATTATTTTCAATCGTTTAGTAGCTTCATCCTGATTTTGCTGCTCATTTTGTAAGTCTCGCAATTGCCAATATGTAAACTTCCTCTTATCAATTTTCATAATTAATCAAGACCATGCTATATACTTGCTATATTGGCTTATAAGCTGGTCGACCGTATTCTCAAATGCATTTAGTAATGTTTTATTCTCAATGCGTTCACTATTTGCGAATACAGCCGTTAAAGTTCCATTTTTATCAATAGCCCTCACATTAGTACAATTATTAACCGTATGTGTTAACAGAGTAGAGAATGCAGCACAAACAATATCAGAACCTTTAGCACTATATTGAGCGTGTCCGCTTGCTATGATTGTGGTCTGATTGGCTTTCTTTATCATCTTTACTCGAATCATCTTGAGACTCCTCCAGTTCTAATCGATCAGGATCTTGCTGTCTTAATGCTTCTTGGCTTTTCTTGATAGTTTCGGCATCTTGTTCATTCATTTCATCAATAACATCTTGAGGACTATCAACGTCGGGCAACCAACTATAAGTATATTTTCTAGGGATGACACCATCAGCATTTTTGATGTTATTTACAACATCTGACAGATTAGATGGAATGTTTGCAGTAAGTGAAATTTTGCATCCACTAGCATCATCATTTGCTCCCTTAATGTTTACTATCGTCTGAATTAACTGTAATCTTCGGCGTAAGCCATCAAAGAAATAACGTTGCTTAATTGATAACAAGTTTTCCAAGCCAAATAATTTAAACTTCATTGCTTCGCCTGATACATTACCCATGAATTTTTCATCATTCATGTTCGGCACATATGAAATCTTATGAATATCATTCTCAATAGATTGGCTTAATAGATTTACTTGTGTTTCATCAAAGCTTTTAGTTAACCACTCAATATCTGCTCCCTCTTCGCGTGGAGGAGCTTCGATAACGCCTCGATTTAACCTTTGTTTATCGTCCTCATCATTATCTAAACCAAATCCAAATGTAACAAGAAGTGCATCCACAAAAGCTTCCTTGTCTGAAATTCGATCTGTTTGAAGTAAGTTATATGCATCAATCAGCGAAATCAATTGTTCAAAATCGCCTTGCCGTTCTTCATTATTTCGATATTCGATTATTGGAACTGCACCAAATAGATTTTCGCCATCATATACAATCGGATCAGCATTTTTTACTTCCATACCCAGCTTTGTACGATATTCTACAATCCTCTGAGGCATATAAACAGTAATACTATAACCATTTATTTCTCCGCTCAGATTTTTCTTTTCCTGAGCAAAAATAGCAAATAATGGTTCATGTTCAACCGTATCATCTGTTACTACAATGGTTGCCCGAGGATCTATTGCTTCGATCTTTAAAGCAGTATTAGGTGTAAGCTTTTCATTTCCTAATTTATCTCTAGCAATTATAGGATCTGTTTGCTTTAAATAAAGTAATTCATAACCATAGCCAAACACAGATAGATCTTTTTCTAGTTCAATATCATGCTTATGGATATCAATTTGCTTGAATATATCTAAAATATCATCAATGTTCTTTCCTTTATCAGCAACATACTTAATCGGATTACCTGTCATAAATCCAACATTCATATCACTAATATACTTAGCATGATTAATCATTACATTAGAAGCTCCAACATTAGCATTTTCAAATGTATGATTTTCAATTTCTTGCTTTCCATTGTAATAATCAGACAGCATGTCTAATCGTTTTTTACGACTCTTTAGCTCTTTAATTGCATAATTTATAGCTTCAATGTTGGGTTCATTTATATCGCCAAGTAAATCTCTATCAATTACTAATGCCACCTTTACACCTTCTTTCTATAATCCACGAATGAGGGGACGTTTAGTAACTTTTGCATTAACCCGCTTATAGATAACTGTGTAAACGAAATATCTCATTGCATCACATGCGTGATCATGTTGCTTAACAGGCTTATCTTCTCCATGTTCAGCAGCTTTTTCATCCCAAACGTAACTTGCTAATTCTTTAAATAAATTAGGACAATTATTACTAAACTTGATTTTTCCTTCATTCATTGCAGTTTGTGTAACGCGAATGCCATCGATCACGTCGTTTTTAGCTTTTCTAACTTTAAATCCATTCTGTCTTAGAGTTGTACTGAAAGAAGCTGCAGAAGGATCAATAATCATCTCAGCCCTAATGTTCCCAAGAAACTCTTTGAGATCATGGCAATACTCTTCATCTGTCTTTTGACGGGATGTAGTTCTTCCTGAGTAATAATATTCTTTAATCAGATACCAAATTCCATGATTGCGTCCCCATAATAGGAACGCGGTAGGGTTTAATGTACCGTAATCACAAGATACATAATACTTTTCAAAATGATTAGGTAATTCATTAACTACCATTGTATCTTTATCAAAATTGTCATAGATAACTCCTTCCGACATTACCCATAGACCTTGGATATACCTCTGATAGAACACTCCCGAATACATCCGTTCATATCTACTTATCGTCGCTTTATCAAGAGATGGATTATCGTGCATTGTGAAATGTAACCTTAATGCCCGTTTACCTTTTAGTCGGTCAATCCAGTCTAATTTAAACCAATGATACGGACCGGATGGATTGCAATTAAACCACATCTTCGCACCACTTACTGAACATCTGGCCGTTGCTTGATTGACAAAACTTTGTGGCATAAGTGCGACTTCATCAAAAAAGAATCCAGCCAAAGTAATACCTTGAACTAGATCCTGCGATGCTTCGTCCTTACCTCCAAAGATAAAGTAGTAATTTGTATGACCATTCTTGCTAATTGTCAGCATGTTCTCTGAGCGTGAATCTCTAATAATATAGCCTTCGCTTTCTAACATACTTCTTAACGGTCTTAACACATTACGTCTAAATGAACCAATCGTCTTACCTGCTAATCCAAATTGTTGTCCATTAAATTGAGTCATGGACCAGATCACATAAGATAAAATCATTACTACTGTCTTACCAGCACGCACTGATCCATCACAGATAATAGCTTCATAGTCTTTAAGGGTTGGATTAGTCCACCAACTTAACACCTGTAATTGTTTCTTTGAAAATGGAGTGAAATTAAATCTAACTATCTTCATCGTTATCCTTACTCCATATCTTCTTCATACCATTGGTAAGCGCAGCCAGCAGTGAGTTAGTACTTTCATCATTAACTTCAGGTTCTGGTAATCTATCAAGTAAAATCTGCATTGCCTTTTGTCTATCTTCCATTTCAACTACAGGCTCACCCTTATCTATTCGAATACTCTTAATATTTGACGTATCAATATCTTTACTATCTTTCAGAGTAATTAGATGTTCGTAGTAGTAAGCCTGTTCGCCTGTTTCAGGGTCAATCTTTGGAACATAGCGGAAATTACCTCCGCCGTCTTCATAAGGTCCATTTTTATCGCGTACTTTATAATAAGCTAAATGCTTTTCTGTTCTAAACGACAGAACATCAGTAACGTTGCTAGTCGCTTGATTTAAGTAACGTAGCAAGATGTCATTAGCGGTCGCATATAGGTCTTGCGATTGCTGTTTCTTTAACTCAGTAAGGTATTTTTTGATGCCATCATTTGCCATCATTCTAGCGGCGTTAGAATGTGCTTTTTCATAACTTCCACCATAAGCTTTTTGATAAGCCCAAGTAGCGTTATATCGCTGTAAATAGTACAAACAAAAGGCTCTTTGTTTATCGGTAAGTTCATCATTATTTGGTAATTTTGGAGATGGTAATGATGGTACAACCTTTTCTTGTTTTGTACGCGTACTTTTTACTTTTGTATGCATACTTTTCTTTTTACGTTGCCACTTATTTCTAGTCTTCCACGACTTAACAGTACTTAATGCAACTCCATATTTCTTAGCAATATCCTTATACTTCATTCCTGCTAAGTAATCTGCTTTTGCATCTTCTATTTTGCTCATGACATATCACCACACCACCTTTCTAAAATTTAATGCATAATAAAAGACGACACTCGTTTGAGTATCGTCTTCTGTAAGACAAGCAAGGCGAGATTTGCACCCGCACCTATCTGACCTCTATGCACGTCCACCTAACTATCTACTATTTTCATAGTAAACTCGTGAATCGCTTGTTAAGCATAGTGCCATTGTTCTTCTCTCTAATAAACTACGTTCACTTGTCTTTTCTCTTATTGTACCAAATATTTTTAGTTCTAGATAATAATCTCTTCTCCCAGAAATTTAAATTCCTTACGTACGAACCTTGATGCTCATATCCTACATGTATATGGGGCGTTTCAAATTTTCTTCCATCTTGAGTATGTGTCGGACCTGAGATATCAATTTGTGCTAATCTCTTACCATTATTTCTGTACATCGTTATATATTTAGGCTCATTTTTATTATTTATGGTTACATAAATTCTGTGATTAGAACGAGTTTCATAGGGACTGGTCGCACTCTTACTTATATTATATTTGATAAATTTAATATTATTAGATTGAAATAAAGTGCGATATTCTGTTCCATATTTTCTTCCTTTATCACTTATTCCCGATGCTGATCCTCTACCACCCAAGCATTTTCGCCTCTCTCCATTTTTCGGTAAATGAACTAACATGCACTATGTTGCCTTTACATTCAGCCGGTATATCTCCATAAAAAATAATTGTTGACGGATGCAGTCTGTCAATCATTGCATTATATCCAGTAATAAATTTATCTATTGTTTTGCTGCATCCCACACTAGAAATGGCAACTGTACTGTTCTGAGGCTCTCCATCAAAACACCATTCGAAACTGTCCAAAGTCGACCAACTTATAGTTGGAATAACATGAACTCCATGTTCTTGTAAATAAGCAGCTATCCAATGTTTGCGATAATGATTATAAATCTGCATTGCCTTAGGAAAATCAGTATAGGTGCTAAAATCTGGCGACATGACGAAATCATAACTTTTGAGCAAATCTACATATCTATCAACGTTTTTCCATAGTCTTACGAATTGATAATCATCTAAAAAGAAATGAATCCCTTTATTTTCTCTGTTTTGTGTAGCTCTAGCCTTATTGAATCCAATCCATTCAACGTTATGATAATCTTCTGGCGCAATTATAGGAATATCAAACTCACCTTCACCATCATAAATGGCTTTTTCAGCATTTTCCCAATTTCGTTTAAATTTATAATTATTCGACATATTTTCTCCAAAATAAAAAGCCAGCTTACGCTGACCTAAATTTATTTATTATCTGAATCATTTATTTCCGAAGGATATTCATAATTCATTTTTAATATCATTTCGCAAAATTTTATAATTTTTTGTGCATCTTGTTGAGTATTAACTTGGATTTCGTGAGTTGCTTCGTTTCCATATTTACGAATTTGATCAACCCATTCATGACTTCTCACACTTACAAAATGGCTATCAGCCAAATAATTTACATATTCAACAAACTTACAATTATCTTTAGCGCCTAAATCAACAGCAACATGCATCAATAGTTTTCTACATAGTAACACAGTACCCGTATAAGCGTTAGCAGCGTAACAACTTCTAGCTTCTTCATACACTTTATTTACTTCATCAGGAACATTATTTACCGCTGCACCAAATCTATTTCCTGGAACTTGCCTATCATAAGAAATAAAAGATGGCAGATTACAATTTGTACAAATATAAACTCCGACATTTGTCGAAGGTTCTCTACTAGTAATATTCATTAAAGACATTCCACGAACACTTGAAACTAAAGTTCCACAGTAACCACAAATATATTTTTTATTAGGCATCTCATCTACGTTCCAATTTGAATTTATATCAATATAATAATCTCTATAGCTATTCATAAATAAAGTCCTCCGTTCGTTCCAAAAATAATTATAGAAAAGCCAAGCCTAATTAAAAGACTTGACTTTCTTGAAACGAACGGAATTTTAGTCCTAATAAGGACTATGGGAAATACTGGAGTCGAACCAAGCTTAATGTCTCACCATTCAGAGATATTTCCCACTTGCTCTTTAACAAAATAATTTTGAAGGGGCATCCCTATAAGAAATGCATGTCCGCACAGCGAACACAGAGCAATAGCCTCAAGTGTTAAATACATATTATAGAGAGGAATTCTATTAACGCAGTGAATTAATTCAATTAATTCCCATAGCTCGTACAAGAATCGAACTTGTGTTACTGGTATGAAAAACCAGTGTCTTAAACCACTTGACCAACGAGCCAGACTAGGAAAGCCGCGTCTCTTATGCTACGCTTTTACGATTGTTGCGGTGTGTGCTTTACAGTTTAAGGTAGGGGTTACATTAGTCATGTGTTCAGTTCACCTGCCTACCGCTAAAACAATCAACCTGATAACTGTAAAATTAAATGACTTATTCCGTGAATTTATCATTTAAAGTACTTTACCAATTGTATGACAAGGTAAAGATTTAATTTTTACGTCCGTTTTCCGCCGGACAATGAGTACGTCAGGAATCGAACCTGATATATTGTGAAAGAAGATACCTTCTTTCTAATTCCAAATTGTGTCGTCGTACCCACGGCAGTCGTACAGTCCGATGCACGACCAACCAGCTCTTAATTATGATGCGCTCTCCCGAACCGTGGGGCCATCGCACATCTAGTCCTAGGGAAGTAGCATCAAACCCTAGGGAAGCAACAAGTAGGAATCGAACCTAAATGTTGCTGCATGTTAACCATGAGACTATTTAACAGTAAGGGCCAAGTTAAAAATGGCTAACATGCTGAAAGATCTTTTCAGATCTAAAACTGTAAAAAATACGGAGGAATATTGCTCGTATTGCAAACCGTACTAATGGATTTATCGAAAAACTTTTACTTTTTTCGACAATATATATTTAAGCATAGATAAGTATCAATGAATTACCACCATATTCCCGCAAAATTACCCTTATTTATACTTATGTAGGTCAATAATAGGTTGGCAGTTGTTTACTCTTTGCCAATAGTCAAAGCCATCAGCAAACTCAAACATTGCTTTTCTGCGTAAATAGCTGAACTTATTATTTTCACTGTAAACCAGGGGCTTAACTTCATTCCATGGCCATTTCCGAATAAACAATCCTATCAAAATAATTTGAGAATTGTGCGAACAATGATGGATTGTATCACTAGTTGCTCTAACCATTGCTTCAGCATTTAAGCCTCTGATTATTGCCTTTTCACTGTTGTTACTACCATTGCTACGACCAGGAGCCGAACTTAAAGTTGGAGACTTAAGATCTACCAGTTCATGGCCACTCATTAATAGCAATCGTTCTAAATCTTTAGTAAAGAATTTCGCTACTTCTTTTAAGGTCTCTTTCTCATCTAATTCCGGAAATAAACTCACTGTATCAGCTCCTAGTTCTAGTTTTATCATTCCAATCCCGTATCTCTGTATTGTCTTACATCCATGGCACGCAGATATCCCTCACGATATGCTGCCTGTTTTAGCTTCCATAAGTCTTGTACCGTAAGGGATGCAGTATCATACTTATGAATCAAATTTAAGCTCTTATATGCTTCATCATGCGCTAAGTGATAACGTCGAAAATCGTTGCTCATTACTTATGACCTCCATAAATAAAACTTGCTATCAAACTAGTTGAATACGCGCTTTGAGCAAACATATATAAAATATCCGTTTGAGAGATATTGCTTACTACACTCATATCCCAGATCCTGTTCATAAAAGCTTTTTTATCTTCTCTACTCAAAGCCTTTAATGCGCTATCTAATGCCCAATCATATTTTTCTTGGTCATAAATTTTTACTTCTTTCATAATTATTTTCCTTTATCTTTATCAGAAATTTCAATTTTTGCTACTGTTGACAAATCCACATACACACTTCCGTCAATTCCGTTAAAAGTTAAAATATCATTTCTATGTACTTTTCCATCTCTGAAGAGTTCCGATTCAAATTCTTGCCACAAATTTTTAGGAGTTTCTGCTACAGCAACTGAATCAGTACAGCCATTTTTAAATATAAAATTTACGAAACAAAGTTTATTGCTTATCTTAAGGTCATTCATGTATTACCCAATCTATCCGTAAATTACGGCAATCATCAATGCTACGCTTCTAATATTGCCCAGAATCGGATCATTTAACCAGTTACGGTACTCATCACTAACAGGCATGTAATCGCTAGAAGCCCCAAACTCCCAATCTTTTTTCAGATCTTCCTCATCATCAATATCTAACAGCATTTTGAAAGCACCGCGGAATGTAAGCATCCCATTCTGTATCTCATTCGATACCCAATCAATTCTTTTTTGAACAAATTCAGGTAAGGGATGATTTTTAGCTGGTGGCACACACTTGCCATCCTTAACTTTCCATCCATATACCCAACTATAACTTTCTCCTACTCTATCTTTTTCCATTTTTTCAATCACCCATATCTCTCTTAATTCTCACTTCAACTCTAGGACGGTCTGCATATCTCTTTACAACAAGCAATTTAGTAACTTGCCTGTCGTCTTTGTATACACCCTGCATTACTTCGACCATCTTTTTAAGCTGCTTATTTAACTTCCTTTTCGGGTTCATACCGTCCATGACAATTTTGCCGATATTATCAGCATCAGGCATCTTAGTAGGCAGTTCTTTGTTAGCAAGGCATAATGCCCTACGTTTCCTGCTCCAGCTCTTAGGGACGGGGAAATATGCCGCTATCCTGACATCTACAGGCTCGTCATTATCAAAACACCCGTCAAAGCTATTAATTGCTGTATACCTAACTAAATCTTCGTACTGAGATGTTTTCTTTGGTGTATAAGTAACCGTCCTAGTAACTCTAGGTCTTGCCTTACCTACTGGCGGTCCTTCAATCGTAAACTCTACTCTCATAATCCTCCTAAATATTTGGTTAAAAATCTGTGCTTAGCCCATAAACGCAATCTGATAAATTCTTAGATAAGAAGGATAACTGATCTAACTCATGTACAATTTTGTCTTTGCTAGGGACTTCATGGTTGATTTCTTGAATTATATCTTCATATTTTTTATTCAAATTTCTAATCAAATCAATCACATAATCTTTTTGATTTTCAGTTAGTACTTTATCGTTAATATCATTAGTCATTCTTTGTGTTCTCCTTTATAGTTCCCCTACTAACAGAATTCCTAATGCTAATATTGCTAGGAATAGCGCTGCATATATCCAATCTGGCATTACTTTTTTGTCTCTCTATAAGTCAAAACTGTTGTAATTTCTTCTGAATTTGTACCGAAATTTTCCACTTTAATAACATCATGATTTTGGATAAAACTGTTTACCTCATCATCTGACCCAAGTTCAAATGACTTTCTTCTAAGTTGAGTTGTAGCTTTGTTTTCATACAGTATTAAAGCTGAAAATGTTAATCCGGAGTTGCAAAACTCGGAGGGTGTAACCTGATACTCAATTTTGTCGATTGACACGGGACGTTCTTGTTCTAAAAAAGCATTAATATCCTCTTCAAGATGCTCTGATGTATCATTTTCAAATAATTTAACTTCCATGTTATTTTTCCTCGTCTTTCTTAAATCTAGTATCTTGGTCCAGCCACTTTTGTAGTCCATAAGCATAAGCCTTTATCCAGTCACTAATCACTTTTCCGTCAGGCAAGTTTTCCCAAAAATCCGGATCAAAATCTACAGCTATTTTGGTTTCCAAATCAGAACTCATGTGATAGCCTGTTCTATCATCCCAGCTTTCCAAAATGGAGTTCTTTAATTCTTGACGTTCTGATTTTGATAAATAGTAATCATCATTTTCATCGGATAATCGTAAATAATCATTAAGCTGTTTATCTAAAGGACTGTAATCATAACTCCATAATTCTTCTGCTGCTTTTACTTTAGAAGCAAAGTAGCCTAAATCTTTACTGTATTTCGCAATATCTCGCAAAGTGTTTTGACTTGAATACCAGCAGAACACTGCAAATCCGAAATCACCACTAATGCTTAACGTTGAACTTGACCGATCGAAAAGGTAATTTATTCGATTTTTCCATTCATATTCAGGATCTTTACAAGCAAGATATTCTATTTTGTTATCAAAGCATTTGTATTCAAATACGTGATTATTAAAGTTCATCTTAAAACTCCAACTTAACTCTCTTACGTTTATTATCTTCTGCCCATCTAGCAGCTACTTCTAACATTAATTTTTGAAAGTCCTCATTTTGCCATGCTGACTTATTCAGCAATTGACTCCTGGCATATTCTTCATTCAAGGCGTCAGCAAGCTTTTTACTTGTCAGCTTGCTATAAGCATCCCTTCGAGTTTCTTTTTTCTCTTCAGCGTAATAGTCATTAAAAGGGTTAGCCAAAGCTAAGTGCTTTCTTTTGGCCTGATAGCCGGCTGAAAATACCCCCCGATTAAGTTAAGAGCGTCCATATCTTCTAGAGGCTTATGGTTATCCAGTTTATTTATGATTGTTTTGTCAACGTAGGCGACTTTTAAATCGCCCAAAACATCTGATGCTACTTTCATTTAATTTCTCTCCTTATATTTTCTGGCTATGAAGTTAATCCTTGCAGTTTCTATCTGCATCTCTAAACGTGACATAGCATATAGAACTCCTAAATTTAAAAGCGCGGTTATTGTACCGTTAGCTATTGCACGTTGTGCGCCTTTTCTATATTGCTTTTGCAATTGATTAATAGTCATTTTTGCTTGTTTTTTCTTTAACTTATCTCTTTTTCTCATTTTTAAATCCCTACACAAATCTCAAAAAGATCAAAACTACATCAATGATTGTTAAGCAAGTTATTTGAACGTAAGACTTCTTATCATCTCTAATTCCATCTCCAAAAAACAAATTAATTAAAATAAAGACTATCCACCATTCAGCTGATAATTGTCCGCTCATTTATTCCTCCCACAAACCTTCGTCTGCTAACAATCGACCTATTTTATTTTTAGAAATACTACCTTTTGGATAATCTTCACTAAGCATTGCAGTGATACGCTTGTATGCATCTTCTTCTGCTGGATTTAAATCATTAACTGTTAACGTCACTCTATCGTTGGTAATACCCATTAGGTATTCAGTTGGCACTTCAAAAAAGTCGGCTAGCTTTTGCCAAGTGTCTATTTTTGGTTCTGTTATCCCGTTTTCATAATTGCTATATGTTCCTCGCTTAATTCCTGTTTGATTTTGTATTTCATCAAGAGTTAAGTCTTTTTCCATCCGTAACGCTTTAAGTCTATTCTTCATTTACTACTTCCTCCGGTAAGTTCTTGATGCAAGTAAGCAGGTACCCTTGTGGATACTGTTCACCATAAACAACAGTCTTTTCAGCTGCCTCTTTAAGTCCTCCAATGTCTTTACCGTGGACTGCTTTTATTAGCTTCTGTACCTCTGATTCTGAAAATATAATTGGCTTGCTGTGCCACTGCTCAGCAAAGATGTCGAGATAATTTAGTAACATTTTTACTATTCCCTTATCTCTCTCCCTCTCTCCCTTAGAGAGAGATTTATTAATGTTCTTTATTTGTTTATGTTGGTATTTGTTACAGTTAGTATTTGTTAGGTCCGCTTTTTCCATATTAGGTTTTTCCAGATCTGGTTTTACCTGTTTTGGATTTTGCCGAATAGGCTTTTTATTTGTAGTGGAACGTTTTTTAAAAATATTTATCCATTTCTGTTTAGGAGTTTCAGATAAATACCACTTATTAGCTTTAAGCTGTCCTTTACTATTTCTTTGGCGCTCTCTCAGTAGATAGCCATGTTCTTCTAGTTTTCGAAGTATTTTATAGATCTTGTCTTCGCCATCAGCACTATGTTTTGCTACTTCTCTTGCGTAAAAATCCCACTCATCAGCTTGAGACCATAGGTATGCAAAGAGCCCCTTATCTTCACACTTAAGTGATACATCATTAAGAACCGAGTTATTTATGACAGTGTAATGTTTGTCGTATACCTTTTTGATTTTTACCATTACTATCACCTAAAACAATTCGTCTACTTCAGGATCAGACTCAGATTCTACTTTCTTATCCTCAAACGGATCTTTCTTACCTTTTTGAACCTTATTCAAAGCAGCTTGCTTTGCTTTTTCTTCTTGACTTTTGTTAGCTTTAATTTCAGTCTGTTCATTAATCTTCATGGCCTCTATATCTTTTGAGAAATCCCACATATCAGTCATACTTTTAACTGCTAACTTGGTAACATTATTATTTTCTCGATCAAGTAACTTAGCTTTAGCTTTTGAATCACCAGCTAGCCCTAGAGAAAACAACTTAGCTAATGAGACCTGTTTTCCCTTGTAAGGAAGTGTTAATCGATCAATTTCATCTGGACTCATGTACTGCGGTAAAACTTTAGCATCAGTATCTTCTTCGGATGCAATTCCAAAAATGCTACTAATGGAATACCGACGACAATAGGTTAATGCTGAACCATATTGTTGAGCTTGAGGCTTCGTAATATCTAGCATGTAACTTCCAAAATCGAGGATTGCTCCTTTGCTATTAAATACATAGTTCTCCACCCCTGTTTTGGCTGTTTTGTTAATTGGCTGCTGAATAAAGGCTAAATCTAAATCTCCAATTGCCTTTTGAATAGCTGATAAGATATCGTTCAAATCGGCATATTTATAACCATACCCATCTTTGCTTTTAGAAGGCTGTTCAAGTACTCTTTTCATCTCTACAAAGTCATTTAATAAGGATAATTTGGCATCTAGGGATTGTTTAGCATCCATACCGACTATAGTTTGGATATTCATTAATCCGACAGTCTGAGGACTAGATATTGGTGGTGTCGGTTGATTAAGTAGTTCCATCTTTATCTCACCCTCTCATAGCTAATATTGTTACTTTCGGCATATTGAAGTAATGCTTTAAATTGTTCTATAGTGCCCGAAAATTTAATGGTCATACTATGAACCGTATCAACTACCTCACCAGTATTAGTGTCTATATATTGGTCACCATGTTTTTTTATGTCTTGCATAGCTTTTTTCTGTTGATTTTTTTGTTTCTTTACACTCTTTAAATCATTGTCCATCTGATTTAAGACATCTGGTAAAGATTTGTAATCTAACATTTCTAAATAAGGAGAAATCGGTAGTGCTGATTTAAATAATGGATTGTTAGCTTTATCGATAACAACTTTCTGTGCATCTGCTTTAGCAGTTGCTTTCTCAGCTTCTGATTTAAAGAAATTCTCAGCTTCTGTTTCAATTCTTTTCCACGAACAACTCTTATTAAGCCAATGATTAAATTGATTATCCTTTTTTCGAATATCTCCTAATAGTTGAATTGAAACGTTATATTTAAGCGCAAGATTTCCTAGTCTAAGCTTTATTTCTTGAAATTTTGCTTCTTTTTCTTTATCGGTATAGTGTTTAATACCTTCGCCAATTTTGTCAGAAACGATCTTAATTTGTTTCTCTAGTTGTGATATCTCTTGTTTAAATTCATTGGCAGGTGCAATAGCTTCATTGAAAATATCTATTCTTTTTTTACTTAGTGTTTTTTGAATACGATTTAATTCAGCTCTTGTCTTTTTATCTTGTTCATAAGATTCTGCGGTCACTACATAATCTTTTAGACTATCGGTCAGCCTATCAACTCGCTTCTTTAGTTCTTCATGTTTTGGAAAATCAATTTTTGCTGGTTCTAAGTTAATTGGTAATTCTTCGTTATCAAATTTAATTAAGTCTTTTGTAGTAGTTTCCATAGTAGTCTCCTCTATTTACCTGCTAAGCGGTCTCTTTTTGCATCTTCTGCATCTAGAAAGTTTTCTTCTTCATATTTTTGCAGTGCTAAATCGTCAGCATATATCCCGTTAAATGCCCAATAACAAGCATCGTACCAATCAACTTCATCGGGAAACTCTTTAAAATAATATTCAGTAAAGTCTTCACTATTTTCAAAGCCCATTTTTTTCATGAAATCATTAACACCATATTCAGTTGTATAAACTTCAATGAAAGCTTTAATATTTTTGTATTCAAAGCCTTTTCCAATAGCTACATCAATGCCATGTATATCTCTTAAAACCATTCCGTTGACTTCTTGTAGTTTCCAGAGATCTCTAGGATCAAACTCTTTCATATGGTATACTCCTTATAGATAAATTAAATTTTTAAACCTTTGAATTAGTCGTTCCCGATGGCAGTCGGTAACGGCTTTTTTGTTGCCATCAAAGCCATTTCAAACATTTTTGCGTACTCATCGTTTACTAGAGGTGCTTTTGTCTTTCTAGTAAAAAATGCATTGCTATTAATAATTAATCTTGATTCTAAGTTCATAATTTCCTCTCCTTTTGTCGTTTACCGTTGTGAACAACGGTTAACATAGCCGTCATAAGCTGCAATATATTCTTCTCTAGATACAGGTTTTCCTTTAAAGCTCATACCTTTAAATGGATCCCTGTATTTTTTATTTTTAATCATGGTTTTATACCACCTTAAATATTTGGAAAAATCGCTGTGTACATCGTAAAAACAATTGCTACTAATGCAGTAATGAGTGTACTTAGTGTTAGAATTTCGGTTTCTCTAATTGTGAGTGCAGTACCCATAAATTCGTTAATTTTTTGATTAATCCATTTCCTCATAGTTTGTGATCCTCCATAAACTTTTGTAAGACATCCTTGTCATATAAGATTTGGCCATCAATACTAATTGGCTTAAAATCAAACTTTTTCAGCCAAATTCTAAATGTAGATGGACTAACTCCTAAGAAGTTTGCTGATGCTGTCACGTTGAAATACTTCTGTTGAATAGCTCTTTCAATAACTCGTTCTGGGATTGCGATTTGCATGAAATCATCTCCTTTTTAATGAATCAAAGTACTTTCCTTACTAGCTCTATCTACTCCTTTTACAGCAAGATGAGTTTCTTGCTGAAGATGGATAAAACTTAGAATATCTTGAATTTCTTCCGGTTTACCTTCTAGTGTTAACTTCATCCTTATCTCCTCTCAATTCATCTAAACTAACGCCTAATGCGTCAGCAACCTTACACATGGTTTTAAATGTAGGTTCATTCCTTAAATACCGATAATTTCTGATTGTTTGATAACTTATTCCGGATTTATCTGATAATTTACGTAAACTCCAATGTTTATTCTTTAAAATACGATCAACTGTTTGCCACGACATATTGTGGTTCCTTTCGGTATAAATAAAGGCTTTAATAGTTAGATCATCCTTTTTCATTTTCATGATTACGTCCCCTATGCAATATCGTCACGTTCAATTAACGGCAGAATATCGTTATCTTTAAGCACATCGTAGATAAGCTTTCTCCCCTTCTGAGTCCAGTAAGTAGTCGTTTTGCTTCTGTCCTTGCCTAAATGATCTTTAAAAGTGAAAGCTTGACTTACTACATAGCCTTTGCCCATATAGACCTTGTAAAGAATCCATTGGCCATTAACTTTATGCTGAATACCAACTTGTTTTAGAAGTTTGTTGAAGTTTACTGCACCATAACCATAATCAGCGGCAATCTGCGTAATCGCTAATGCATCTGGTGTTCCTAAGATGATGTCTAAATAGCTAGCCTTCTTATTGCTTTCTTCAAGCTGTAAAGAAAGGCTTTTATTATCTGCTTCCAGCTTTTCGACCCTAGCCTTCGAGATTTGCAACGCTCTGTTCATTACCATTTCTGGTGAGTTCCAATTCTTTTCGACTTGAATAAAATATTTTCTGATCGTCTTACCTTTTTCGGTTCTAGACATCATACAAAGTTCTTTAGCGGTATCAACTGTTAACCAATAATCGTCATATGCTCTCGTTGTTCCGTTACCACTTTCAACGATGTAACCTTTTGGTACCTCGTTGAAATCAATACCTTTTTCAAACTGATCTTGGTTTTGTTCCCACCATCCACTGAATTTCTTTTTAAACCCTAAAGCTTTATGTAACTCTCGTGCACTTACTAGCTGCTGATCGTTTTCTACTTTTATTTGAATTAAATCTTTCATACAGTATCTCTTTTCTATTTAAAATCATTTTTATCACGTTATGTGATTTTGCTTGCAAAAAAAATATAATCTACAGATTTACCATAAAATTTAGCTATTTTAATCTTGGTAGTATCACTGCCTTCTCTAGATCCATGTTCTAAAGAGGACAACATAGATTGACTTAATCCAATTTCTTTAGCTGCCTCCTCTTGGCTTAGATGACGTTCATTTCTTAGTCTGACTAAAATTTCATTCATTTTCTCACCTCTCAATCACGTTCTGTGATTATAATATATCACATTTTGTGATAAGTCAACACTTTTTGTGATTTAATATAAAATAATATCACTAATTGTGATATTATAATGACAAATAGTGATATAGGAGGCAGCTATATGGCTTCACTTGGAGAAAATATATCTAACTTAAGAAAATCCAGAGGCTTATCACAAGCGCAGCTTGCTGATCGCTTAGGGATTGCAACGAGTACATTAGGAATGTATGAAACTAATAAAAGAGAACCGAGTAACCAGACTTTATTACTCATTGCAGATTTTTTTGATAAAACTGTTGATGAACTGTTAGGAAGACAGACATCTACTCATACTTCTACTGAACTTAATTATGAAGATCTTGGTCTGCCTTATAAAGGAGTTATTTCGGAAGATTTAAACGATACTTTCCGCTTGCTGGCCCAACAGTACGCAGAAAAACATAATCTTCCAAAAAAGGACCAATAGCTTATGTATCAAACACCGGAACAAAAAACAGCAGCTAGAAATCAAGTAATTAGGTGGTTAATGAATTACGCTTTAGATCACCAATATGGAGTCACCTTCTCTTACGCTGCTGAAAACGATGATCCATCTGAAGCCTTTCCTGAGTATCGCACCGCTGTAATTAATGCTAACTGGAAAAATATAGATGAAATTCCTTTTATTATTGGTCATGAGTTGGGACATCTATTTCTAGGACACGAAAAAAGCGAATACCATTCTAGTTCGGTAAACAGTATTCGCTTAGAACGAGAAGCAAATGAGTTCAGTTTGTATCTTTTAACTGAATATTGCGACTTACACGATATTTACTTCTATAATATGTACACCTTCGCTCAAGCTTTCGGCATCCCTAGAGATTGCTACTACTTACTTGAGGAACAAGCTTGAGTATTCAAAGAAAATCATAGATAAAGCAATTCTATTGCGGATAAAGTAGTTCATCGCCTGTCGAAGTCAAAGCATCACAAACGGGAATCAAAATTCTTGCTGACTATTATTTCTATGATGTGCCTAAAGAAGATTGGAATATAGATAATTTTATACTTTATTATTGCATTCCATCTTCTTATAAAGTCTGGGTCATAGAGTATCTAGCAGCAAAATAGATTTTTATTATTTTGTAAGAAGGCAAGCCAATCTGTCTAAAAATCACATTGATTTTAGCATGCACCATAAACGAGTATGTAAAGCTTTTCTTTAAAATAAGCTATTAATATTTGACAATTGATATTTTTATATTTACCATAGTGGTATAGCTGAAATGCCTGTAATGTACACGGGTCGTTAAAACACCTCATGGTAAATATTCCATGAGGTGTTTTTCGTTTAATGAAGAAAAAAGTAAAATTTCTAACTTATCAACAACAATTAGATAATTTAAGAGATCATGGCTTAATTGTAACCAATGACCGAATTGGAACCGAATTACTCCAGAGCCGTGGCTACTATAATCTTATAAATAGATATAAAGAAGACCTATACAGAAAAGGTCAAAAAGAATACCCTATTCAAACTACATTAGAAGATCTATATAAATACCATAGAATAGAAGATGATCTTAGAAACATTCTATTTCGTTTTACTTTAAATGTAGAGCAACGTCTTAAAGAAAATATAAGCTATGCCCTAGCATCTAATTTTGGAGTAGATCCTAAACAATATTTAAATCTACATAATTTTAATTTGCGCCATGCAAGCCGAACTTCAAGTATACTTTATGAATTTGAAAGGATATTGAGTCGTCCACGTAGCGAGCCTTTACGTTATTACAAAAATAATTATGATGTGGTCCCTCCTTGGATTTTATTGAATGACGCAATGCTGGGAGAAACAAGAATGCTATTTGGTATTCTTCCCTTTAAATTAAAAATATATATTATAAAGTCAATGTTACCAGTTGCAAATCAAGAATTTGGTTCTAGACCAAAATCTACTGAAGAAGAATGGAATGAATATATATTTTGGCAAATAGAAAAGGAATTAAAGCAAAAAGTAGACATTGACAAAGATGATCCTAATATTGTAGATAAAGTTGCCGATTCCTTAGAAAAGAAGTTCAAAAATAAATTAGTTGAATTATTTTCTACAATGATTCATTCCATAAATGATTTTAGAAATGCGCTAGCTCACGGCGATCGAATTGTTCATTTTAAAAGCCGGTACAATTTAAAATATAAACAACTATATTCAATAATAGAAGTTGACATAACAAAAAAGAGATTTGATACAAAGAATCTTGGAAATGGAATATATGGCATATTAATAGTTTTAATGTGTTTACTCGATAAATATGATGCTTTACTTTTAATTCGCCAATTAAAAGATTGGCAATACCAGAATACTCGCACATATAATGACAGAAAGACTTATAATCTCTTTATCAAAAACTGTAATTTGCCTCGTCGCTTCACTACTGAATTAGAAGATATTAATCATTCTTTACATTACTATTCTACGTTAAATAAAAGTTTTCCTTTTTTACACGACGGTAAGTATGCAGACTATGATTAGGGTTTCTTAATCTTAATAGTAATAAGATATATAAAGTATAATTCAATAATTTTCAATAATAGAGGATGAATATGAAAAGAAATATTATTTCGTTCTGTGCGATTGCCTTAGTTGGACTATCTCTTGGAGCGCTAAGTCTTTCAAATCGTTCAAGCAATACAAAGCAAGCCGAGGAAGCTACCACTAAAGTTAAAAAACACAAATTGAAAAAGCAGTCTAGCAAAAAAGATACTAAGAATGAACAGTCTAATACTGATACTAAAGATATGGCGCAAGAGTCAGCTCAGCAGGATGCTAGTGCAAGCCCACAGCAAAATGATCAGTCTTCTGCTAATACCACTCAGACTCAAAAACAAAGCACACAGGTTCAACAGCAAAAAACTCAAGGACAAATTAATAAAGAGCGTGGATATGATCCAAATGGACACCCTCTCCTTCCGGGTCAAGATCATGCTGCAGGATCTAATCCTGATGGTTCAGCTGATGATTGGGTTAAAGGGCAAGATGAATGGCTTCGTCAAAATGGATTAATCAATTCAGATGGTTCACCTACACAAAAAGCAAAAGATATTCAAGCACAAACGGCAGCGGAAGCATCTAATTCGTATACTAATCCATAGACTTACACGCAAAAATATACAAGTTATCTAGGAGGATTTGAAAAATGGGATTATTTCATAAAGGGCCGCGATGCCCTAAATGTAAATCTACTAACGTTGAGCCAATCGGTCGAAAGAAAAAGGCTTTTTCTGTTGGTAAGGCAGTTGCCGGTACGGTTCTAGTTGGTGGTGTAGGATCACTTGCTGGATTTGCTGGTAAAAATAGCAAAAAGATTGAAATGATTTGTATGGATTGCGGTAAAACATTTAAGTACAAATCTTAATAGCATAAAAAAACGAGCATCCCTTAAAGCCGAAAAGCTCTTAGGGCGCCCGCTCCTTTCATGTTATGTCACTCTCCTAAGCGTAGCACAGCAAGCTGTGCCTTGAGCACTCGGAGGTGACAACCATGAACCAAACAATACTTATACTGATTATCTTACTTCTTTTGATTCACGAAATCAACAAGAGATAATCTAACCCACGGGCGCCCTAGATGCGCGCTCGTTCCGACCGCGCATCTGTTATAAGTAAATAAAAAGCCGTTTATATAAGACACCATTATTCTTTGAGGAAAACACAAAAAATATGGATAAAAATGAACACATTGAAAACGCATCTAAAAAATTTAAACAAGTATGCGATCCAAATAAATACCATTACCAGCAAAAATTTAAATCACTTCCATATTGGCTAGAAGAAAGTTCTCATTACTTCTCTCTAGAGGCAAATAAAAAAATAGTTGACCGTTATTACTACTATTCGCGTGGCTCTATAATAAGTGTGAATTTTGGTGTTAATGAAGGGAGTGAGTTTAGTAATTTACACTTTGCAGTAGTCCTAAATAAAAAGGACAGCCCTCAAAATCGTACTCTTACCGTAATCCCCTTAACTTCAAAGAAAAAGCCAGGATTATTTTCTTTGGGGACCGAAATATTTAATCAAACTTCCGTTCTTATCCTAGAGCATCTAAATAAGGTTAAAAAGAAAATAGAGGTGTTGGAAAAGCATAATAAAGAAATTACACTTATGCGTCAGAAGCTTCTTGATGACAATAAAAAGTTTAATCAAGATCTCACTGTCCTTAAGGCAAAAGTAGAGAAGGTTCTTAATGATACAGAAGACTCTAATTCCAACCAAGTTTCTTCTCTTTCTGAACTTTATAATGCTGTTATCCAAAAAAGCTTAGAAGCCAATTCTTTAGAACAAGATGCTAAAAAATTAGATGAGAAAGGGCAACAACTAGTAAAGGAAATTGCTGAATGTCAAGTACAAGAAAAACAATTAGCTAAGGTAGTTTCCGTTTATAAAAAATATAATAAAAATACATTTGCACGTATCGAAGATATAACTACAATTAGTAAATTACGAATACGAAAAATAAATAGATTTGATCCCTCAGGAGACATTAAATTATCTAGTGATCAAATGACCGCTATCAGTGATAGGTTAATGCAGCTATATGTCTCTAAAGATTGAATATCAAAGCTAAATGTGTGATAATGAGTGTACTGGGAGTTTAGCTCCTTAATTTATATAAATACGTGGGATTTAGTCCCTTCACTCTCTATCATGCTTAGCTGATAGGGAGTTTTTTTACGTACAAAATATCTATCTAAGAAACAAAAAAAGACCCGCAAAGCGCTGGTAACACTTTACGGGTCGGTCATCACTCTGACCAATGCAAAATAAACATATATATGTTAGATGAAAAGTTGAACTGGTAATTCAACGCTTTTCATCTACCCTATTTTAGCAAAATATGAGGTGATATAGA